GTCTGATGCTCCGGTGACATTGCCGAGAGTCGTGGCGAGTTTTTGTGCTGCAGCGTCATCTTCGGCGAACGCTTTCACAGCGTCAAAAGCGACAGCGCCAAGGGCTGCGATCGCGAGGCCTGCAGGAACTGCAGCTTTCTTGATTGCGAACGATGCTTTCTGTCCGTTGGTTTCAAGTTTCTTGAAGTCGGCGATCGCTTTGTCAACACCGGCAGGATTCCATTCACTGATGATCGGAAGGTTGATTGCCATCAGTTGAGCTCCCTTTGTGCGTCAATCATGAACTGCTGGATGATCGGCTGAAGTGCTCGTTCAGCGTCTCCTGCCATTGACTCAATATCTTTCCACATATACCGAGAAGGTGTTCCGATGCGATCAAGTCTGCTTGCAAAGTTTGGTCGCTGATACTTTGACTCTCGGCGTGACTTTGTACCGCCAGCCTTGCCAGCCATGTCAGTGATGGCCACTGGAGCACCCTTAGTGACGACTCGAACGACGGCAATCTGTTCAGCTCCTGCCGTGATAGATCCCTTGCGAGGCTTGCGAGTGTTCAGCGAGATCTGAACCTTCTTGACATTGCCCCAACCAGTGCGACCGTTGTGAGCCATTCCTCGCATCGGTGGTGTCGTTGGGATTCGCCCGTTGATCGCATCCACAAGAGGTTGAGCTGCAACCTTTGTGTCTTTCAATAATGTCCGACGCATCGCAGGGTTGATCTTCTGCATCTTTTTCAATGCGTCTTGCAGACCGTAAGTATCAAGTCTCACATCTGCTGCCATTATTTCTTTCTTCTCTGCTCGTTGATAATCGTGACACAAGTGGCCAGATCATCGGTCTCGAATGTGATGTGCGGAGGCCAGAATCCCGTCGCAACAAGCAGCTCTGCTAGTTGCTTTCGGTGGCCTCCTGTGTAGGGACTGCAGAAGCAGTCTCCGTGACTTCCAGATCTTCCAGCTTTGCGACGAACGCATCAAACGAGATCGGCACTGGATGGCCTTGTTGCTTACTGGCTTCGTAGGCCATATATGCAAGATCTTCCATACCGATGCCGCTTGACAGATCCGAAGCTCGTCGCTTCATCTTGCGTTCCCACAAAACAATCACAAACAAGTTTGTGATCACTTCGTAGGGTTCGCCTTCGTACAGCTTCACTCTGAGAGTGAGTTTCATGTGTTCTCCTTAGTCGGGGTTCGGATTATTAGATCAGGTGATATCTCGAACATATGAGCCACCCTTGAAGGTGGCCTCAACGACCGACAACTCGCCGACAGTTGCCATGATCGGCGTGACGGTCTCCAAGTAGCAACCAGTGAGCGTGTACTCAGGATTTGAAGCTGATTCGGTTGCGCCGGCAGGACTGATCACGAGTGTGGAAGCGACACCGAACAAAGTGTTCAAGTATGTTTCAACTTCTGTTGCACCGTAGCTCTGAAAGAGGGTGAGGGTGAGTTCGTTGTTGTAGAGGCCAGCGGTGAAGGTTCGTGAGGTCTGACCGAAGGCCGTGTTCTCAAGAGCTTCAGCGGTGAGCGTCAAGGTCGCAGCTGAGCAGTGGTCGGTCAAGGTCATCGCCGAAGGACTTGTGACGGTGACGGTTGGGTTGCTGAGGTAGGTGACTGTTGCCATTGGTTTTTCCTTTTAGTGACGGCTTGTGCCGATTCTGATTGTTAGGTCGTATGCAGGAATATCTTGCGATCCGATCTGAGCGACTGTGGGTCGTCCCGAAACGACTGCAAGAGAAGAGTTCATGAGTTGGTCACAGACTGTGAGTATGTAGTTCGTAGCGTCGCTGTTGCCGGGTGGCGAGCCCAGCACTCGGAGATCGACCGTGATGTCCGCTGTTTGATTGTTGAACGAAGTGAATGTAGGCAACTCAATGAACACCACCAGAGGGCGAGCGTTGCGTGGATCGGTAACAGGGACCAGTCCAAGAGCTGTGATCGTCGCTGAGACAGCGTCAATCGTGTCTGTGAAGATGCCTGCCATTTCATGCGACCTGCGATCTCTTGATGCCAAGGAGCTGGTTGATTCGGCCCATTGAGGCGACGGGTGCGCTGATGCTCATGTCTTGGAAACTTTGGAAGGAGTCGATGCTTCCTCTTTCACGGTACAACGATGCCGCCATGAGCACGACGCCTGCTTTGACTGCAGCATCGGGAACAGTGGTGAGACTGTCGTGATAGCCGGCCTGCACTCGTCGCTTGAAGCACCAAGCGTTGGAAGCGTTGACTGATGAGGTCATGAAGGCTGTGTCATTGGCGGTCGCTCCGCTGATGCCGAGAAACTCGGTGAGATCGGCGACATTTATCCAGCTACAGGTTTGAGTCCAGACGAGCGAGCCGACTGGATCTGCAGCTGAACGATCTAGGTCGTCTCCTGCGTCTTGAAAGAGAAGCTGGTTCGGGATGATGATGTCATAGTTGTAGAGATAGTCACCTTCGTCGTCTACACCGATGAACAAGTAGGTCGGCACTGCGAACACTGTGTGTGTTCCGTTGAGGCCGTGTGAGAGTCCTGAGAGTGTGATCTGTTGACCGATTGCGATGTCGCTTGACTCGAGAGTCTGAACGACGGCGACATTGTCTAGACGCTGGTGGTGCGTGACTGTGTATGTCGGCATCGTTCAGATCTCTCTCTTCGTCATTCGGTTTAGGCGTTGACGATTTTGACGAACTTGGTTGCGTCAGCCATGTAGACCGCTGCGAAACCGCGCCATGCAATTTCAACACCGAGGATTGAGGGTTTCTGCACTTGGACGGCTCCACGGTTGCTCTCATAGAACTCGAATCCTGCAGCTGGGCCTGCAGCGTGTCCAACAACTCCGGAGAGTGTTCCAGTGGTGGTTCCGCCTGCCATGTTTTTGTCAACGACGAGCGACAAGCCGAGAGGGTTGCCGTTCCATGAGGTGGCGGACTGTGATCCGGGTGCGTTGATGCCCATCAAGTTGGGAGCTCCGACGAATGGGAACACTGGACGGTTGTCGTTGTCAACAGCCATACCGAGCTTCGCCCAAGTTACGGGAGCGACCACATAGTGAGTCGGCAAGTAGTTGCTTGAGTTGCTGATCTGGTAAGCGGCTCCGTAGATCGCTTCAACGATGTCTGCACCACTGAAACTGCTGAGAGTTTCGGTCTGTGAAGTCTGAGCAACCAGCTGATCGACTGCGTAGTTGTCGGTGGCCTGACCGTAGGCGATCGCCAACTGATTCAGGATGATGTCAATTGACGCAGGATCGGTGAAGTCCACATCTTGTTCGGACACGACCACATAGGTTCCGAAAGTCAGTTTTGAGATGTCCGTGTTTGACACGACGACAGTTGATGGATCAAGGGTTGCGAGCTCTGACGACTGCTGAGTTGCGGTCGGCCTTGTCGTAATTTTTGCTCGACGGAAAGTGGCTCCTGCTTGTGGCATGGCACGAGTTCCGATGGCACTAACGAAAGGTCGGATCGGATTCAGCGAGTCATAGGTGCTGCCCGTGATGATCTCTGGAAGGATGCCGGGTGTGTCGGTGGTTGTGACATTGGGAGCTGCCGCTTTGATGTTTGCGTTGAGCTGTGCGAAGTCTGATCCGCCAGCGTGCATCGCTGCGATGTATTCCGACGGGCTCGGCAACTTGAAAGGTGCTTTTGCTGTTGCAAAAATTGGAGCAGTGGGAACTGCTGATGCTTCAATTGCTTCTGACATTTCATCCTCCTCGGATGTTGGGGTTGGGTTGGGTATTACTTCTTCTTCGTCGGGTGCTTCCTCTTCGGGTGAAGAGGCAGCGACTGAATAGACCTGCGCTGATTCGTAGGCTGGCTGAGTGACGACCGAGAGTTCCAAGAATCTAGCCTCAGAGACCTCTAAAGTGCCGTCTGCTAGACGCTTGAACTTAAGTGGCACTGCGCCTACGGATACCGAATCAAGAGCTCCATCTGCCAAAAGAGCGAGGGCATCATCTGCAGCTCTCGTCGCACTCAGTTTTGCCACGAACATCATGCCTTCGCTGGTGGACACTCTTTCGGTGACTCGGCCGATGACTCGGGTTTCGTCGTGGTATTCCAAGAGCTTGGGCATCGGTCCATTTTCGGGAAGTGAGCCTTCAAGGAAGATCACACTTTCACCACCACTCAAAGTTGCTTTGACATTCCAAGGAACGGCGAGCCCTGTGATCTGGCGTGTGGGTTCACCGTCTGCTGATGCGTCCAGTGTTACTTGTTGAGCTGTAAGTCGAATCATGACACTTCCTGTGTTCTTGATGATGCTGGTTCTTCAACACTGATCTCAGTGTGATTCATCTCTACATCTGCGATCAGATCTTCGGTGTCAAACTCAACGAAACGATTGCGAGGCAAGATGTCAGGGCCTGACAGCGTTTCTTGGATGCAATCCATGTACAGCTTTGCGCCGAGTAGGTAGAGATCTTGTTTCGCTTGTGTGGCATTGCTGTAGTTGTAACCAGAGATGCCGATACCGAGAAGGTACGCCGGCACACCGATCGCTCGAGAGAGTTCAAGTGCGCTGAAATTGCGAGCTTCTACGAGCTGGAGGCGACTAGGGTCGGTGTCGTACTGTTGCCATTTGACAGCACTGTTCAGTGCGCCGACGGCGTTTACTTGGCGAGCTTTAGACCATGCTGCAGCGAGCTCACCGAGTGACTCGGCGTCCAGTGGTTCAGAGCTGTCGGTCTGTTGTAAGTATCCTGCGACGATCTCATTTGATGCGAAGCGTTCAGCTGAGCGATCAAGTTTGATTGCGGTCTCTAAGACTCGACGACCTGTCCAGAGGAATCCTTGAACTGGTGCGAGGAACTGAATGACATCTTGTGTCGGGATCTGGATTCCGTTGAATGTGATGTCGTTGGATTTTCCGAAGTACTGCGGTCCCGGTTGATCAACTGACAGAACCATCTCGCCGGGCATCCACTGAAACGACAGCGGACGACCAGTGGCGGAGCTGCGTGAGGTGACATACCAGAACGCTCGGCCTCGCATCATGAGATCCATGCATGTGTTTGACATGATGAAGTTGCGAGTCAGTGTCGGGTCTGGAGTGTCCATCCATGACTCGGTTTCAAGGTAGATCTTCTCGTACTCTTCGCCTGTCCACTGTGTCGTGTAGTGACGAAGCGGTAGAGATCCGACGAGCGAGATGATCATCTGTGTCGCTCGAGAAACTGTAGGAACGGACAAGGCCAGTTCGGAGGCAGCCCCGACATGGTAACTCCAAAACTGACCTAGTCCGCCTTGTGCAGCACTTCCAGCTGCAGCGTGAAGAGGCTCGTGAGCAAACGCAGGGGTAGCGTTACGCTTCGATCTGCTGAAGAGTGCCATCGCTTCGGAGTCTCGCAAACTCTCCAGCGTCTGTCCACTAAGGTCAACCGAAAGCCATCGCAGGTTTCGCTCGAGTTGTCGGTTTAGAGGCGAGCATCATTCCCCACACTGCACATCGTGCAAGCTCAATC